TGATATCACCGTAGATGAAAGCTTCCGGACGCTTCGTTGCCAGCGCCACACGCTCTTCACAGCGAATCGAGATCATGTTTTTCTCGAAGTCGTCGGCGTTCTCTGTGGAGATCACCACGTTCGCTTCTTCACGGTCGAACAGCTGCGCAGCGGCGTTGAATGCGCCGGTGAGGAATTTGCCCTGGAAGGCAGCAGCCTCGGTGGCCACCACTGGCAGACCCCACAGCGTCGGACCGGTCAGCGCCGCCGGGTTTGCCAGAATGTAGCGACCCAGCGAATCTTTGGTGAGCTCGATCTTCGCCCAGTCAATGAAGTGCAGGACGTGGCCGGATGCCGGATAGCGTGCCAGCTGCGCCTGGAGCATTGCGAGGCGCAGGATGTCGATGCCGTTCTGCTGCTCAACCTGGAATGCAGCACTGAAGGCAGAGGCCTGCGGCACGATACCGTGCAGGTGCGCGCCAGTACCGTCGCCGAACAGGATCTCCTGCTCTTCGACGTATTTCAGGCCGTAACGCATCTCCGCATCGATGGTGGATTGCAGTTGCGGGAAATCGTCCAGGATCTGCTTGGATGCCTTGAACATGTGCGCGATGGTCGTCACTGGCGTGATTTTGGTCGCGAACTCAATGCCGCTGTACGGCTTGGCGGTATTTTCCGGGACCACTTTCGCAGCGTTGGTGAAGCCCGTCTGCTGTACCCAGAAGATAGCGCTGGAGTCTGTACGGCCAGGCGCGATCAGATCACGAATAAAAAGACGCTGCTTGGGTGCCGTATCGATACCCGGCAGGCGGGTTGGCTCGATAATACCACCCGGCAGATCGGGAGACGTGATTGCAGCCTTAACCGGAACGCTCAGGCGCTTACCGCTTTCAATTCCTGATGCAAAGGTTTTGAGCGCTTCTGCGGAAATTACCTGATGGCCAACAGACTCGATCACCGTTTTGGCATTCGCCAGCGGCATCTGGGCCACTTGCTGTTCCAGCTCGCCTACAGCATTCTTCAGGGTTTTTTCCGCTTCCTTCATGGCGTTCAATTCGGACGCCATTTTATCAACGGTTTCTTTCGTCTGCGCCGATAAAAGGCCGTTGCTCTTTGCCTCTTTCAGAGCTTCATCTGCTTTAGCGCTGAATTTCTCGCTCGCTTCCTTGATGCTGGCAGTGACCTTAGAAAGGATTTCATTTACTTCTGACATAATATCTCCGTTTTACTGGGCAGCCGCTTTCAGGCCGCTGAGAGCGGCTTCCAGTCGGTCAATAGTTTCGTTTTCGATAGTGGTAGCGCTCGGCGTACCTTCAGGGGTGGCAGCAGCGCCAGGCTTGCTGCCGGATAAGGCTTTAAGGAGTTTTCGACGCTCCGATCGCGGCGTATTGGTTTTTGCCAGCAGCGCATCGAGTTTGCGCAGCGCTGCTGCCGGGCTGTCGTCGTCGTCGGCGATTTCATCGGCGGAGAGGAGGCTGTCAGCAAAGCCCTTGGCCACTGCATCACTGCCGCCGATATAGGTTTCGCCGTCCATCATCTTGTCGACGGTGGCAGCATCAAGACCGCTGCGCGCCTGGTAGATATCGCTCATCGCTTTATCAAATGGCTCCATGTCAGCGGCGATCTGCGCCAGGTCGTGACGGTTACCCATCGCATATACCCAGCAGTTGTGGATCATCAGGAACGCGCCGCGCCCGATCTGCACATCATCACCGGCCATCGCGATAACCGACGCGGCGGATGCTGCAAGTCCCAGAACCTTCACAGTGACCTTGCCTTCGTACTCGCGCAGCAGGTTGTAAATCGCCAGGCCTTCGAACATGTCGCCGCCCGGGCTGTTGATATTGACCGTCACGTCAGCACCGCCGAGCGAGCGCAGCGCACCCGCAATGCGGCTGGCCGTTACCCCCTCCCCCCAGTAATCAGCGCCGATCACGTCGAAGATGGAAATGCTGTTGTCACCCTCGCGGGCGGCGCGGATGCCACCGTTCCAGCGCTCCATTGCCGCAGCCGGCAGATCAGGTTTTTCGCGCGCAAAAGGTCGCCCCTCCGGCGCAGCCGGAAGGCTTTTAATCGTCATGGATGCTCCTAAGCCGCTTTTTTCAGCGGTGACTGTTCGAAGGGAATATCGGGGAATACGTGGTTATGGACCTGCCGCAGCGCGAATGCCTGTGCGGCCTGGCTGTTCTGCTTCAGATCTTCGAGCGGCGTCAGGTTGAGCTGCACCGTGTAAATATCGCCGCCCTCGATAGGTGGCATATTCTCCAGACGGCGCACGTCGTTGCGGGACATCCAGCCGTTCTGCAGCGCACTGGTGTAGTACGCCGCCCGGCCAGCGCTGTCTGCGCGCAGCAACCCTTCTACTGAGAACTCGGCAAAGAGGTCTTCTTCACCATTCAGTAGGCAGCGGGAGATCTCCTGCTCAATATTCACCAGCAGCGGGCGCAGCGTATGCGTCAGGAACTGCAGGTTCATTCCCTCGAGGCTCGACGCCCAGCTGCTTTGCTTTGACGTGTGCCCGACCATAAACGGTGGTACGCGGAACCAGCGGCAGATCTCTTCGATACCAAATGACCGGGTTTCCAGCATCTGCGCTGCTTCAGGGTTCATCGTGACGTTCTGATATTTCAGCCCACCTTCCAGCACCATGATTTTCCCGGCGTTCTTCGAACTGGTGAACTTGGCCATGTAGTCACGCAGCCGATCACGCTGTTCCTGATTCAAAGCTGACTCCGCAGAAAGAAAGCCAGAACTCTGTAAACCATTCTCGAATATTTTAGCTGCCGACTCTTCGACCGCCATTGCCGCCCCGATAACCTCACGCCCTGAGCTCAGCGGCATCATGCCGCACACACCATCAAGCCCGAATCCGCGAATATGCATCAGGTTTTTTTCAGGGATTACGCGCGGCTTACTGTTTTCGGTATAGGTATACTCCAGGCGCCCGGTATCAAGCCGTTTTACAACCATGTTCTGGGGCAGAAGCGGCATCAGAGACACCAGCTTACTGCCGATAAAAAGCTTTTCAACGAAGGCATTGCCGCGCAGACAGATGCTTGCCACAACCATCAGCATGAAGCGCGATGGCGTCATTTCCAGATTAGGGCGACGGCAAAGAACCTGATATACCGGGTGGTTTTGCGCCAGCTTACGGGAACCATCATCCTGCCGGGTATAGATCTTTATCGGTAACGTGGAAACCGACTCACTCAGTAGCCGGACGCATGCCCAGACAGCGGAAAGCTGGATCGCCCTGTCCGCCGTGACTACCTTGCCGCTGCTGCTTGTGCCGTACCACTCCTGCCAGAACGTCCCGGTAGTCAGGCTGATGGGCACGCCCAGCCAGTTGAGCAAGGCGCTTTTCACCTTCCCCGGCTGCTTATTTTTCTTCATCAGAAACCTACCATAATGGGGTTATCAAAGAAGCCACTCAGGTCCTGCTGGTCGTTGCCACCATTAACCAGCAGCCGGCTCATTGCCGTAAACAGCGCCGCCGGGCCGTCAATCTTGGCTTCTGGTGTCGATTTATTGGGGAAGATGTTGTCATTGCGATCCGGCCTTACCGTCACGTTCGACATCATCCAGTTCATCACCGGGTGGTTGCTGTGATGGAGTCGGCCGCCGTACACCAGCGCCTCGACTTCCTTCATGGCCTCAGAAAAGTTGCGGACCGTCTGTGGTACCTCCACCAGCGGCAAACCCTCTTCGGCAAGTGCCAGGCTGAACTGCGTCGCGCTCCACGGGTCGAAGCCAATTTCTTTCAAGCTTTCACCGGCTACCCAGGCCTGCAGCTCTTCCTTGATCTGGGTGTGGTCTATTACATCCCCGTCGGTCAGGATAAGCTTGTCCAGCTCCTCCCATTTGCGGTAGAGCTCCGCCATCTGTCGGGAGCACTTCTCTAGACGCCCCTCGGGTAACCAGAATTTAAAGTCAGCGTGAACGTGGCCATCAGGAGAACGCCAGGCTTTCACGGCGGCGCAGATGTCAATTTTGTTCGACAGGTCAACACCGACCCAGAGCGGATAGGTTTTCAGCTCATGAGCTGGCGCGATGGGCTCGCATTTTTCCCACTTCAGCATATCCATCCAGGAAGACTCCGCAGTAACCCAGATATTCATGTGCTTGGTAAAAAAGTTAACCCGGGCGGACACCTGCTCCTTGGCTTTATTCGCCAGGCGGCGAAGATCATCCCAGCGCTTACAGATACCGAGGCCGGGATTGGCCTTCTGCCATACCGTTTCGTCGAACGGGTCGTCGCCCTCATCCAGCGTATAGATGATGGCGAAGAAGGTATCATCCTTAACCGCGCCTTCCGTATCACTGTTGAAACCGCGTAGTACCTTGATGGCGTAATCGCGCAGCTCGTAGCAGATGCCCTCTTTGTTGAAGCCGGCGGTGGTAATGCCGAACAACAGCGACTGTAGGCGCGCTCCGGTCGCCGTCTCCAGAACGTCCCACACGTCACGGGTTTTATGAGCATGCAGCTCATCGACAATCCCGCAGTGGATGTTCAGTCCGTCCAGGTTGTTCGCGTCGCTGGAAAGCGGCTCAAATTTCGATGCGCTTTGCTCCTGGTAAATCGCCAGCTTGTTGAACTCGAAAAGGCGTCCAAGCGTGGGTTTCGCTTTTTTCACCATATTCTTGGCATCTTCGAAAACGATACGTGCCTGGTCGCGGGTGGTGGCTGCAGAATAGACCTCAGCGCCACCCTCGCCATCCGCGCCAGCCATGTAAAGACCTACACCGGAAGACAGCGTGGATTTCGCATTCTTACGCGCCACCTCGTTGTAAGCGGTGCGGAACCGGCGCACCATTACCGGGCGGCCGCTGCCATCATTACGCAGCACCACTTCACCGGACTCCTCATTCACCAGTGGAATGACGAACCCATAGATATTGATGAGAATGAATACATGCCAGTCCATCAGATCAATGGGCTGCCCGGCCTGAGCGCCTTTCACGTGGGGGATGAACTTATAAAAATTCAGGATGTGTTGCGCCCGTGGCTCGCTGAAGAAGATCCCTCTCGATTCGCCGTTTTTTAGATCATCCAGAAAGCGCTGGCAGGCCATCCGCACAAACTCACAGGCAATAACCTCCCCCGTCACAACGCGCTCGGCGTAACGGATACCATCGACAACCTTAGCCATTAATCCCTCGCTTTCATAAATTCTGCCAGCGGATCAACCGCGTCCGGCGTTTTGGCGCTTACTTTAGAACGGCTGGCGGGCGTCATGCCGAATTCTGCGAGCATGGCGCGCAGCCGTTTCCAGGCGTCTGCTTTCATAATCGCGGCGGGGTGCGCTTTGATCATGCGTATTTCACGTTCTTTGCCCTCGTCCGGATCCTCTTCGCTATAGACCGCATAGGTATAACCCTCGCGGTCAAGCGTGTCGCAGTGGTGTCGGTACTCGGTGTAAGCCTCAACCAACAATTCGAGCGCCCGGCCGTCCAGTTGAGAAATGACGCCGACGGCATCCAGCTCCTCAGCCATTCGCTTAAACCAGTACTTCGCCTGCTTGTCGAAATGCTTCGGAGTTGGGGGCACCCCTGCAGGAGGTTGCGGCTCGTCTTTATTGATCGGGCGTTTTGATGGGTTACCCCTCACCAAACGTAGATGGGTCGGGGTTTTCGGTGGTCCTGACATAATCGAAAACTCCTATCAGTCATCTGCTGGGGGACCCCATAAAAAAGTTTTCTAACCTGCGGCGGTGTGAAAAAAGGTTAGGCGGCGGTCCCAGGCGGGCATAGCCCTGAACTCTGATCCCGCCCTCCCCTTTGATGAGAATGGGTATCATTAAAACCGAAATGATTGCATTTGAAATCATTTCAACATCTGATGATGCGAGTCATTCTCATCAACATCAATCCTGATAGGATTCTCGTTCATCCCGGCATCCAGACCAAAGACCGCCGTGATGCTGGGCATGGTTGCTGGCTCGCTGTTTACCTTGGTGCTCATTTGATGGTCAAGCAGCACTCCATCGACAGCAATTCCATACCCCATAAAGATCTGCCCCGATAGATGTGAGCCAGTTGTACGGGTTTGTTCTTCATGCTTTTCTCTCCTGCGCCGTCTTGCGCTTATGGCATGGCCAGCACAACGCCTGCAGGTTGCTGTCGTCGTCGGTGCCGCCGTGTGCTTTGGGTTTGATATGGTCAACTGTCGATGCCGGAACGGGCTTTCCATTCCTCAGACATTCCTGACACAGGTGTCGATCACGCTTAAGGATGCGGGCTCTGATGATGTCCCACTTACTGCCATAGCCTCGCTGGTGGCGGCTACGGCACTGCTGATGCTGCTGCCAGCCTTCGTTGCGGTGAGCCTCGCAGTAACCCGAGCGGTCAGTGGTTGTGCCTGAGCAGCTGCGCTTGCGGCACGCGCGCGGTATCGCGTTTGGCATAAAATCACCATTAAGCATTTCTTAGTGAATGGGAATTGCATCAACATTTTTCACGATTAGATGCGATAATTTAATGTTGCTTTATCACTTAATAAAAGGAATAGACATGAGCTACTCACAAGCTGAAAAGTTGCAGATCCTTCTACTGTGCGACATTCATGAAGCACTAAATATTAAGAACAGCTTCGACGCTGACATAATTAGAGAGGCTGTCTCAACTAACAATACATGGGCGATTGAATGGGAAGCCTCCTCACTGTCTACAGAGGAAGACACCCCAGAGGATGTTAAGTTTGTTTGTGATGTATTAGATATGTATGACTTCTTAAAATTCACCTATGACAATCTAAATCAAGAGGAGAAAGACAAGCTTTCTCAAGAGGTCAAACACTTTCATGGTGATGATAGCGTTACCTTCCCTGGGTTCGACGGTAACAATGAAGGTAGGTTGATGAGCATTGCATATATGCTGAAAAAGCTAAATCGCTTTAACAAGCAGGACATAACTAAAAACTCACACATGCCAACTATCGCGATTTATCGTCGCATGCTTGATGTCTTTCTTGATTCCAGGGTAGACATTATCCCGGGTAAAGGTATTTCTTATGAAGCACTAAGGGATACTTTGCTGGCAAGAGTACATCCTGAAAACCGTTAAGCTTATACAGCAGGCGTTCAAAGAATGCCTGCTGTAATGCCTTAGCAGTCGGCGTCAGGCCGGGCAACAGCGCGGCAAGCCCACATAGTGGCTTCCTGCATTTTGGTGCGCGCGATCGCCAGACAGCGCCCCGCTTCATGGGCCTCCACTGAATGGTTACCTGATTCATTCAGTTCTGCGCTCACCAATTCTCGCTCAGCAGCAATGAGATTGCAGAAGTGTCGGCTAACATCTTTCAGGCGGTTCATACGCTCAATATCGCCAGGGGTTAGTGTGCGGCAGCCCTTAACGGTGCTGCCGTCCTGCGGTTTGGCTTCGCTCATTGTTTTACCTGTGGGTTGATGGGCCGGGATCGCGACGCTTCACAGCGTGGCTAACCGTGTTGTGCAGAGTGGAAAGAGAACAGCAACAGGCGACACACCTTAACATGCATGTTTGTATAGTCTGCGGTCAGTGATAAAGTAGCCCGTCGTCTATAAAAACCATTAACGAAACGGAGATTAGGAATGCTTGGTTTGCTTTTTAAACTGTTTAGTTTCTTTATGAGCCTATGGGGTGGACTCAGTGAGCAGCAAAAGGAAAAGATAATCGATGTGATCGTTGAAAGCTTTACCTCCGTTTTCAGAGACTATTTCCACAAGCGTAAGGATGCCTGATATGGTCAAGTTAAAAGATGTCGTAGCAAACACTAAAGCAAGTAGTGCAGGGCTTGCTTTTTTATCGGGTTCAGTTTCGAAAACCTCTGCAATTGCCACAAAGATAGCTTCTGGGATAATGATCAGCGGTGCCTTCAGCAACAAAGAGTCAAAGGATATCGTTAAATTTTCTGAGCAAGCCGAAAAGATAGTTACTGAGGACTCGTTCATTGATGAGCTGGATTCTAAGATTGGAGCTTCGCGCGAAAACGAAAGCGAAGATGAGTTCATCGCTCGTGCAAAAAAAGAAATGCGGACTCTCTTAAAGGCAAGACTCAAATAAGCAAGAAGACGGCTCTCTGTTTGCTCGGTTACCTTAGACATTGTGAGTTGATGTAATCCTGCAGGTAACCGACCTGCTTCGTTACTGTGGCGATCCGCTCTCTGAGGGTGAAATAATCCCGTTGAGCGGACTCTGTAAGTCGGGGGCCGGTAACATCGCCCAGGCTGCCGGGGCTGGTCTCTCCGGACGCGGGGCATTCTGCGTTGAGCCGCAGCCGCTTACGGCCAGCAGCAACATCACGCTCAAGCTGATCGATAGTTTCCTTGGCATCTGCCAGTTCTCCGGTGTATTTGGCGTCGAGCGCGGCTACGTCGCGCTGGCGCGTCTGCATGTCGTTAATGGTGTCTTTCGCCAGCTGCAGGTTATGTTCGGCGGTATCAGCGCGGGCCTTTTCATCTGCAATCGAGCCGGTGAGGCTCCAGACAATTAGCGCAGTAATCAGAAATTCAGCAACCAACAACCACACTACGCGACTAAATTTCATACTTGCTCTCCGCCAGGCACATCGAGCGTTCTATCTCTCGCCGGTTTTGGAGGCCTTTCCACTTCATGCCACCAGCGTAAACCCAGCGGCGCATCTCCTCGCACGCTCCCTCGTGATCTCCACGATTGAGTTTACGCAGCAGCGTAGACTTGGAGAACGCATCAGATCCGACGTTGAACACGAAGCTGTAGAGCGCGGCGCGCTGGTATTCGCCCAACGGCACCTTAACCAGGCTATCAACCGTCTTTTTGGCTGGCTGCAGGTCTTTCCACAGCAGGTTGTCACACTCGCGATCGGTGTAGGTCTTCCCTCTCACGATATCCCGGCCCGTATGGCCATCGCAGACGGTCCACACTCCGGCGACGTCTTTATAGGCCACGTACTTACGGCCTTCGACGCCATCCTGCCCGCCGAGAAACAGGGAGGCGATAAGCATTGCACCACCACCAGCGGCGGCGGCGATGAGTTTGTTACGCAGGCGGCTGGTCATTGGCATTTAATCATCTCCGACTTTGATTGCGGGGCCGTACTTCTCCAGCGCTTTTACCTGCGCGTTAGCGACCTTACGTTTGAAGTACCAGTTAATGAGCCCGGTTATGATGATGCCCGCGATACCAGCCAGTACACCGACGGCGCTCCATTCATCAGGACTTAGCTTTGTCAGAACACCGTTCAGGATTGTGCCGCCGGACGTGCCGAGCGCGACACCGGTTACGAGTTTGCTCATATGGGACATATCTCTCACCTCCGATGGGTCGGGGTGCTGTATGAAGGGAATAAAAAAAAGCCTGCTCAGGTAAGCAGGCTAATGGAACTGTTCAGACTGTTGGAAGAGTAGTAGGTGTGGCGCCGGGTGCCTCCCGGTGATTCATTGGCAGACCAACCATGAATCGCTGCTCGTCAAAAACATCCAGTCACTTAGCCCATCCGCACAGGGGGATTCACCACACATTAATTAATAGTCCAAAAGCTCACTCTGTCAAAGGCCGCCATAGCGACCTTTTGCACAGTGTTATTTTTTTGCCTTTAGCAGCGGCCAGAGCAGCACTACCGCGCCAGCCACCAGCACGCCGTCAGCCAGGATCGACATCAACTTGCTGGTAAAGTCGATGGCGATCACCAGGAACAGCAGCACACCGGCAGCAGCCCAGCGAAGCTTAGCCATTACAGATGGTTTTCCAGACGCAGGCCGAGAGCACTGGCGATCTCTTCCAGCACCTTGCGCTCTTCCGGCTCCACTTCACCGTCAGCCTCAGCAATGGCTACCGCCACGTCGAGAACGTCCTCGGCTTCGCGGGTATCGTGCTTAACGTCTTCAATCTCACGCAGCGCCGCACGGCGGCCAATCTTGAAGTTGGTGTCCAGCTGGCCGATGATCGTTGCGCTGATGGCGTTTATTTCAGAGGTGAACGCCGCCAGCGATGGCTGGTTGCGCAGCACCTGTTCAATCTTCGCCTTCTCTGACGCTTCACACTCGCCGTCGGCATATGCCACCAGGTAAGCAGCGTTTACCACCGCCTGAGCCAGATCGCGCTTTTCAAACTTCTTGATGTCGCTGACGGCGCGGCGGGCATTTTTCTTGAACATACCGAACATAGTGACTTTCCTTTTAGGGGGTGAGCCAGCGCTCAGGATGGTCAGCCCACAGAGACGGTCACACTGACCATCACTCTGGCTCACCTCTGAAAGGCTCTGTGGTTGAAGTGCGCCGAGCGTGGCGCAGAAACGAAAAAACCCCGCAGGAGCGAGGTTTTGAACTGATAAGCGTCGTGTCGTTGTGACCACTCTTAGCAGAGTACACAATAAAATGCGGACCGCGTTAATTTTATTATATAATTTAGAAAAATATATCTTATGCCTATCAAATTCAACATTGCGGCAAGGTGGCTCCAATGAATAGTATTGTTAATAAAAAAATCGATTCTGTTTCCGATTACCTAAAGTATTATTTCACCCTTGACAAACCAGGCTTTGCTGTGCTTGTAACTGGAGAGTGGGGCGTAGGTAAAACCTTTCAAGTAAAGTCCATTTTAAAGGATGACAGCATGCATTATGTCAGCCTTTTCGGAGTAAGGACTGTAGATGAAATTTATTCAACGGTATTTCTTAAAATGTTTCCTTTGCAAGCTAACGCAAAAAAATTCCTCGGTTCCAATTCCAGTTCGAGTATTAAGTTAGATGCAGTCACACTTCCAATTGGAAGTTTGGTTGGAAATGTTGCAAATACAATTTTCAAAGAAAAAGTCAGTAATGAAAAAGTCATAGTTTTTGATGACTTCGAAAGAAGCAAGATCAAAATAAGAGAGTTGCTCTCTGTCGCAAATAAATATGTTGAACATCACGGATGTAGAGTATTAATAATTGCAAATGACAAGGAAATATTTGATCGGGAATTTAATAAAAGTAAAGAGAAAGTTATAGGGCAAGTGTTAAAAGTTGAAGCTAAAATTGATGCAGCGTTTGAATCTTTTATAAAAAACAGCAAAATACCTTTTACCATATCAAACTTCAAGAAAAATATTTATGAAATTTTTTGTATTTCCGGCTGTCAATCTCTACGCATACTTAAATATGTCATAAACGATGTTGAAAGACTTATATCAAATCTCGAAAAGAAACATCTTGCTCACCAAGATTTATTAAATGAGCTATTAACTCTTTTCATTGCACTTGACATTGATTTTAAAAGAGGATTGCTCAGCGAAGAAGACTTGTCTGAACGTTCGAATGCTTATTATCTATATATTAGTAACAAGTCAGAAAAAGAAGGTAAAAAAAGAAGAGTGTTGGAGTTAGAAGATCATTATAAGCGACAAGGCTTAAATATAATGATTCACTCTACCATCTTAGACAATGATGTGTTAATTGACTGTCTAGCTAATGGTTTTTATGATCGTGACGCCATCTTAAAGAGTATAGATGAAAGCCCATTCTTCAGTACTGATAAAGATGTTCAGCCCTGGTTCAAAATTATAAATTTTGATGAGACAGACTCTCTCCAAGTTAAAAATGCCTTATCAGAAATGGAATATAAAATAGAAAATTGTTTAATAGAGGAGCCGGGGGAGTTTTTACACACGTTCAATTTGAAATTTATGCTGTCGACAATTGGTGAAATAAATGAAACAATAGAAGACATTTTAACTCAAGCAAAAAAATACCTATTAAATTTGAAAAACAATGGCCTATTACCTCCTGCCGAATTTGATCCCCATAGCATTGGAGCTACATCAGCTTATGGGTATGGTTATTGGGTACAGGATGAATACAGACAAGAATCTTCACAACTGTACGATTTCCTTACGAAACAAAGATATTACTCATTAAGACGAAGGTATTCTACATACATAAAAAAAATTTTAAATGATTTAGAAAACAATCCTCTTGAATTCCGCAAGTCTATCTCAAGGAATGGAAGCGAGCATGGCCAATTTGCTTACATAGATGTATTAGCCTATGTAAAGCCACACGTTTTTGTTGACTTATGGTTAAAATGCAAAATTGAAGATTGGCAAACAATTCGTGGTGCACTCGAAACAAGATATGAAGCAGGAGGATTATATAATCAATTGAAAAAAGAAAGAAGATGGATAAGAGATGTTAAAATTAATTTAAGACATCGAGCCTCCCAGCACCATGGCATTGACAAATTAAGGATAATGAGATTAATGCCTAAGTAGAAATAATTATTGAATGCCTATCAATAATCGGTAGGCATTCAATATCATTAGCACTTGATATTATTCAACCATCCATGTCAAGCTTGCAATTTAACATTGCCAAACAGCCTTCTACAAACCCCTCCGCCATCTGAATTTCAATACGAACCAGTCTTTCATCCTTTTTTCGAGCGCGAGCTATACTACGCTTAGAAATCCCATAAAGGTAGTGCGCCACTAATAATGAATGCTCGTATGGTCTTCTCTGCTTTAAACGCGAAATACACCCTTCTATTACTAAAGCATCATCATCCGTGCATGAAAGTCGAGTCTTGCCTGTTTGCGGCAGCAGGCCCTTAAATCCAGCAGCAATTGGGGAATAGTCAACACCCGAGCTATCACTTGCAGCCCACCCACCCCACAATTCCAGTACCTTTTGAATATCACGCATCAACTCTCTCCACTAAATCACGCCAGCACGCCGATCGCCAGCGCGCGGTCTAAAGTTCGCATCAGCAGCTCAGGCTGCGTGCCATATTTCTCTTCAAACGCCTTCATGTCAGCGTGCAACTCGTCGTGATGCGCTCTGCACAGCGGTATCACAAACAAATCGTGCGCCTTGGTACCCATTCCGCCCTGGCCGTAACCGATCAGGTGATGGGGATCGTCAGCCTGCTGGCCGCAGCATGCGCACGGCTGCTGCTTAACCCAGCGGGTGTACTTTTCGCACTCCCAGCGGCGGCGCTTCGGGCGCAGCATGAAAGACTCCGGCGACTCCGGATCAACGCGCAGCGCCAGCACCTGCTTTGCCTTCTCCTGCACGATCTCCGTTGCGGCGGGCATGTGACGCAGCTCGCTTTCGCGGTATACCGACTGGATAGGCTCATCCGGCAGGCGCAGGGCATGGCGGGCCAGATTCTCGGGAATTGCATCGGACAGGTCGTTACGTGCCAGCCACCAGCACAACTCCGGGATCGTCAGCTGGTGGTCGGCACCAAACTGGAAATCACCCCGGATAAACCAGAGCAGCCACTCGGCAACGTTCGCCCGCGCCATGCCGCCGAGCGTTTTGTTGTGCTGGTCGCGCAGACGGTTGTCGCAGTGCCAGCACAAGCGGATAGAGCCTGGCTCATGGCGTAGTGTCGTCAGGTTATCGGAATGCCATTCGCTATGCGGCCACTGGCAGCCGGTACCACGCATCAGCCAGCCCTCCAGCGCCTGAATGCCACCGGCGCGGCGGATCACCCGCTCGTTTTCGAATACCGGCACCAGTAGCGGATCCTCTGCCAGCGGCTGCCCGGCGGGCGGGATTTCTCCGGTCGGCAGGCTGGCCAGTCGCTCTGGCTCGTTCTCCAGCAGAATGCGGCCCTGGCTGAACATCGACATAAGCTGCGCTCCTGGACGGAACACAACCTGCCCCAGCTCGCGTACCACTACAGGATTGAGTAGTGCCCTCATGCCGCACGCCCCGCCGCGAGATGCGCTGCCCACAGGCCGCCGATCCACTTAACGCCCTTGGCGGTAAAGCGGGCCTGACTAAATGCATGGTTAGAGATGGCGGCTGTGCCCGTCTTGACCTCAAAGCGCCCAGCCTCGGTGTGCTGGTGGTAAGGGGTCAGCCCGCCGCCCAGCCGGTACATAATTTTGCTGTCCAACAGGAACGACCTGAACTCTGGCTCTTTCGCCTGCAGCAGCTTAGCCACCTGGCGGAACGACATTGAGCCGCTGGCGGCGACGTAACGATCGACAAACTCAACTTTAGGCGCGGCGGCGGCCAGCTCTTCGGTCAGGCGCTGCTTTTGCTCTGCCAGATCCGCAGCCAGGCGCAACGCCTCCGGCAGTGACTTCGGCACGCTAACCTGCTGCCCGTTCTCCAACTCCAGCCAGCGATCAATAATGCGCTTACGCAGCACCACGCTGTAACCTGACACCAGCGTCAGGCATAAATCCTTCGGCAGGTGAAACAGCGGATAACTGCGCCCTCTGTCGTCGCGGTAATCTCCCGAAAATTCGGGAGATTGAATATTGAGCTGCTGGAGCATGTTACGAATGTCTGCCATAACATGATCGTGCCGCTTATCGCATAGCCCGGCGATTTCCAGGCTGGTCATCGCCGGGAAGCCCGGGTCGTTTTTAACGTAGGTTAACTCGTTCATACGTTTCTCCACTTATTCAGGCGGCTGCAACCGCCGGTTGGTATTTACTGATCGTGATCTCTACTCTGCCTTTCCTGGTCACTGGCCCCCACTCCACCAGCATTCGTTTAACCTGGCTGTCGTCCTCCCAAACGCCAGCGTGCGTTAATGCGTCGAATAAAGCCTTGTTGTAGTTATCGATATCCCGGCTGCGCTCATCCGGCGGGAACAGGGTGATCTCCACCGCTGCCATAAAGATGGATCAGGTCGGCGTTAACGTCCGCCAGCAGGAAGCTCGCGTGCTTATCGGAGTTGATGAATACGGAGCCGCCGCCCACAAATGGCTCAATGAGGCGCAGCCCGGCGGGGATCAGGCGATCAATATCAGGCAACTGGTGATACTTGCCGCCAGCCCATTTCAGGAACGGACGTTGCCAGGTGCGCGCTGCTGGCGCAACAGCTTCTGCCGGAGAGATAGACATCAGTTATCTCCTACGTAGCGGCCAGCAACGCAACTTTCGTCACCATTGCCTGTTGTCATTCCACCCAGGCAACGCAGACGATGACTGCGGTAGCGTTCGCGATCATTAGAGGATTTAGCCGCGTCATAGGCAGTGAGCCATGCATCTGCAGCGCGGCGCCACAGACATTTGCTCTCCAGTTCGACGGCCTTCTGCTCTAGTGCTGTCAGCTTGCTGTCACTGGCAGCCTGCAAATCAACGAAATAACGAAACCCGTCACCACTATCGAATCGCTTGATCTCCCCGCAGAGCCAGAGGCTATCAATCGCGCCATACACGGTACGGCGATTAACGCTCGGCAGTGCTGCGGCAATCTGTGACGGCAACTGGCTTGGGTTGGTTTTTATATGCTGAAATACCTGCTCGATAGCTGTCATCCGCGTGTCCCCGCACCTCTGAAACCTTCAGGAATAACATCGTCTGGAACGCAGATCGCGTTAACGTCGCGCTCGCGTTTAGAGTCCCAGGTCTCGCGCGCCGGGCGTCCCTTCGCTTCCCAGCGCGTCGCGCTCTGCAGGTAACCTTCGAACTTCTTCGGCCCGAACAGCGTATCGGGGCGCATGTACTGGTACAGTTCGTCGTCGCTGCGCCAGTGCTCATGCTTCAGGTCGATGACCAGCTTCAGGTCGCTGACGCTATACCCTTCCCGCAGGCGTGCCCGGATGTTCTCTAGGGAGGATTTAGATTTCTGGTAGCGGGAGCAACTGACGGTATTCAGATGACCCAGAACCTCAATCGCCAGATCGGTAATCACCACCTCAGGGTCGGGTTGCGCAGCAACCGGACAAGAAGGGTTTTTATTATCTGATGGATCAGTAGTTGAATTTACTGACGGATCCCCACCAGATTCTGACGGGTCAAAACCACCAGCAGCACCGTTATTTGATGCCTCAGATTTTGTGGGGTCAGATTTTGATGCGTCAGATTTCGACGGGTCAGAATCTGACAGGTGAGAGAATGCCGCCGCCTGTAATTTGCTCACGTTCAGCTGGTAGACGTTCGAGGCGTTACGGTTACCCTTACGACGCTGCTGACGGGACAGCCAGCCGCCCTTCTCCAGCTGCGCGATAGCAGTACGCACCGTGCTTTCGCCAGCGCCAATCTGGCGGGCTATGGTACCGATGGACGGCCAGGAGACACCCTCGTCATTGCTGAAATCAGCCAGCCGCGCCATGATGGCCACGGAGGATAATTTCATGCCGGAAGCCGCGCAGGCATCCCAGACGTAGCCGGTTAATTTAGTGCTCATCCATCCACCCTTTTAAATTTCTCCCGGAACCGCTCAACAGGCTGCATGCATTCATGCGGGTAACCGCTGCGCATGAAGATGACCTGTCGCTTTTCCCGGTCATAGCCAACAACGTGCACTTCGATTCCCCGGTGATCCCGGTATCGCCGGTCAAGCTGTTCCACACCTCACGCCCCTTCTCGTTCATTGCCAAAAACGCGCCTACCAGATCGCGAGCAGGCTGGTAGTTGTTGCTACCGTCAGCTGCAGGTAATCTCTGCACATAGTCGAACGGGGAGTTACCCACCAGCGGCAGGCATCTAAATTGCGTTGCTGGCCTGTATCGGCTTACAATGTTCATGCGTTAGTTTCTCCACGAAGCAAAAAACGCCACGACGCCCGGAGCTGCACACTCGCGGGCGTCACTTATTTTTGCGACCAAACAGCGCGACAATCGCGCGAATCTCTTCTTCACGCGCGGCCAGGTGGCGGCGGTGATGTAACAAAATTTCTTCAGCTTCATGTTGCTCAATAACTCCATCTTCCAGCGCCTGCTCAATAATCTGGTCAACCTGCCCGCGCGCAGCAGCTGTGCGCATAGCCCGGCTGAAAAGGTCTACGCGGTCGAGATCATCCAGATGCGGAATATCCACCAGCAGCGCGCCGCGGCGTTTAGCAAAGTAATCCGCCACGAGAGACGTGTTTGAAAGGTCTTCCATCGCCTCCAGCTCGGTCACTTCGAAGAAACGGCAGCCGTTTTTTTCGTAGAGGTTGTTGTTGAACTGGGAGATCGTCATACCCAATGCGCCAGCCATAGCTTCACGCCCACCGGGAAGGGCTTTGCACATCGCCTTTACTACTTGTTTGAGACTTTGCTCTACCATCTTGATTTCTCCTTGGTAGTTACTGTTAAGCGGCTTTTTCGTTACGCTTCTGGTAAAGCGAAGCGTTAAATTTGAGCTTCCCATTTGTGCGAGCTGCCGCTTCAGCAGCGCGACCTTTGGGGATAAGCTGCCCGGGCCGAGTGCGCCACTGGTAAAAAGCCTCGGGCGATACTCCAAAAAACTCAGCAGCCTTGTTTGGCGAGCCAAAATACTGCTCAAGATCAGTCGTGGTCATAACATCCTCCTAAGAATATTTAGATATTATTATCTAATTTTTTTTAGGTCAATAAAAACTAAGATAACTTAGGTTTCATTAATGAAGGTTTGAATCGTGGGAACACTAGGCACGCGCTTAAGGACGTTAAGGAAGCAAAGAAAGCTAACCCAGGGTCAGCTAGGTAAGGCGCTCGGCGTCTCTGACGTTACCGTGGGGTATTGGGAAAGGGATCTGAACGTGCCTGGTGGCAAGTCACTGACGAAGCTGGCGCAGTATCTCGGCGTCAGCGAAGGCTTCCTCTTGTACGGTCATGAGGAAGACGCTAATGTGGGTCCAGCGCCTGTGACTGCGCAGCAAATCCCGATCATCAGCTATGTTCAGGCTGGGGCCTGGTCGCCGGAGTGTGACGCCAGAAACCTTGATGGAACGGTAGATTATATTTTGACGTCTGAATTTCACTCGTATTCAACCTTTGCGCTTAAGGTCAAAGGTAAATCTATGGAGCCTGACTTCGTTGAAGGCGATGTCATCATCGTCGATCCCGAATTGCATCCCGGCCCCGGTGATTATGTCGTTGCCAAGAACGGCAGCGATGAAGCCACGTTCAAGAAATACCGCGCCAGAGGCGTCAGCGATACTGGCGAAGAGATCTTCGAGCTAATACCTCTCAATGAAGACTACGCAGTCCGCAATTCAGCAAAAGAGAAAATTCGTATAGTTGGCGTTGTTGTCGAACATCGTCGCATGATGCGCCGCACTAAGTAACCCGCCCCCTCCCCCACAGGAAATCTAAATTTATTTAGGTTTTCTGCTTGACCTTTAATCTAAGTTATTTTAGATTTCCATCATCAACAGCGAACAGGCAGGACGCCCACGTAGTAGCCGCCCCAGGCGTATGAAGATGGGGATGATTCGCCAGAACCAGAACGCAGGAGAGTTTATGTGCAAGCCAGAACCAAAGATCGTAGCTAACGGGCTTT